TCGAGTTGGTCCTGAACTTCTGCCAGCGTTTCTATAACCGCCAGTTCATCACCCGGAAACTCGATAATTCGGATATGTTGATGAAATTCGACCGTTTGTTGCATGATTACTTTGACAGGAACATGCAACTGACATATGGCTTACCGACAGTGCAGTATTGCGCCGACAAACTTTGCATGTCATCGAATTATTTCGGGGATATGATAAAAAAGACAACAGGTGATACAGCAAGTAATTATATCCGTCAATACATAATACAACTGGCAAAAAACGAACTTGCTACGGGTGAAAGTATTGCACAGGTAGCATATGGGTTGGGGTTTGAATATCCGCAACATCTTAGTCGAATGTTTAAAAAGCAAACAGGAATGACACCATCAAATTATTTCGAAAATCTGCAAAGGAAATAATTATTCTTAATAACAATTTATTGGAAAAGCACTCTAAGATAGAAGAATTTATTTTACAGGTAAATCAAGCGACTTCGGAGCCTGCTTAACGGACGGTTTGGCGGCATGATTGCCGTTAAACCGTCCTGTTTTCGTTTAACGAAAAAACAAGACAACAAAACAGAAGAAGAAAGCATAATGGTGTAACTGATTCATTTACAGAAACGAAAGTCCTTTGTGGCCCTTTCCTGTCCTACACTGGATTGGCAGAATAAAGCGGATAAAGGCAAACGTTCCGTTTCTTATCCGTTACCCGTTTTAGGGAGCGAAAAGCGGTGCAGAACGTTGTCCGAAAATGACCGGGAAAGTCCTTATTTATCTGTGTTTCATATTGTTCTAAAACTCACGAAAGCAGTAATTTTACAAACTGAAAAATGAGTGATTATGAACAACGAACTGAAAGTGTCCTTTTACATCAAAAGGGAAAAGAGCGCAACCAACGCCTGCGGCATTTATCCGGTGATTGGCAAAATCATTGTCGGCAGTACGTTAGCCCAGTTCAGCAGCAAGCTGAAAGTCGATGAACGCCTGTGGGATGTCAAGTCAGGACGTGCGACCGGAAAGAGCAGGCAAGCCGTTGAGCTGAACCGGGCGATAAACAGGATAAACCTTGCCATTCATGCCAGCTACAAGGACATCTTGAAGCGGACGGGCAAAGTCACAGCCGTGGAGGTAAAGAACGCCTTTCAGGGTGTCGCAACCGCACAGACGACTGTCATTGCCCTGTTTGAGGAAATGATGCGGGATTTCAAGGCGAGGACGGGCATAGACCGGGCGGAATCGACTTACAAGCAGTACGAGGTGCTGCACGACCAACTGAAAGACTTCCTGAAAATACAGTACCACGCAAGCGACATACCGTTTACAGAACTGGACTTGCCTTTCATCGAATCCTTGGACTTCTATTTCAGGGTAAGGCGCAAAATGAAAGCAAGAACCGTCAAATCAAGGCTCGTGCTGTTTAACAAAGTCGTCCTGCTGGCATTGCACCGCAACATCATCAGCCGACACCCGTTTGCAGGCTTTGAGACGGAGAAGATAACGGCACAAGACAAGTCGCTGACCCCCGAAGAACTGGAAAGGCTGCTTTCCACTCCCCTGAAATCGGCTACCCAGCGTTTCATCCGGGACATGTTCGTGTTCTCCGTTTTCACCGGAATATCCTACGCAGACCTTAAAAAACTGGCATGGAAAGACATTATCCGGGAGAATGACGGCAGCCTGTGGATTTCGGCAGACCGCCAAAAGACGAAAACCGCTTTCAACGTCAAGCTGCTGGATATTCCGGTTCAGATAATGGATTACTACGAGGGGCTGGCGGAGGGTGACAGCGTGTTCCCTGCCATGAGTTTGGGACAGGTAAACGTAGGGTTGAAGCGTATCGCCCGGCATTGCAAAATCAACCGGGCACTGACCTACCATATGGGGCGTTATACCTTTGCGTCCCAAATCTGCCTGTCGCAAGGCGTACCGATAGAGAGCGTGAGCCGGATGCTTGGGCATACCAACATCCAAACCACCCAGCGTTACGCACGCCTGAACAACGGGAAGATAATAAGCGACATGAAAATGTTTGCCGAAAGAGTAGCCAACGAATTTAACTTTATCCCATGAAAAAAGAAAAGGGCATACAGAACAGCCGGAGTACCTTTGCAGTGCTGTTCTACCTTAATACCAGTAAAGTGAAGAAATCGGGCAAGTGTCCGGTAATGGGACGCATCACGGTGGACGGCAAGAGCACGGCTTTCAGTACCGGGCTGGAACTCCGCCCGGAAGAATGGAACGCCAAAGAGGGCGCAGCCACGGGAAACATGGCGGAAGCCAAAGAGGTGAACGGGCGTATAGCCCGATACCGCAGCGACCTGATGAAGCATTATGACATGCTGCTTGAAAACAAAAGCTACGTCACGGCTGAAACCCTGAAAAACGCCCTGCAAGGCTTCACACTCAAACAAAACACGCTGATGCAGGAAATGGCGGCACTCGTGGAGGAAAAACGCCTGTCGCTGGGCATTGCCATTACCGCATCCACTTACCGGAAATACATAACGATACACAAGCACCTGAAAGGTTTCCTGTATCATAAATACGAAGTATCGGACATCCTTTTCGGTCAGGTGGATTTCGCTTTCCTCGAAGCGTTCAACTATTACCTGAAAGTATGCTTGCAGTTGTCAGCTTGCACGGTGAACAACTACATGAAAATATTCCACAGCCTGATAATGCGAGCCATGAACAAGGGGCTTGTCTTTCAAGACCCGTTTTTCGAGTATGAATACGAGCAGGTGACGGTACGCCGCAAATGGCTGTCTGTGGACGAGATAAAGGCACTGATGAAAGCGGAGTTGAAGCACCCGACCGAGATATTCGTCCGGGACATGTTCATTTTCTCAACGTTCACGGGCATAGCCTACGCAGACCTTGAGAATCTGACCTATGACAATATCGGGCGGCAGGAGGACGGGACTTTGTGCGTCACCCTGAACAGGCAGAAAACAGGGTCGCTTGCGTTTATCCCGCTAACCGATATTCCCCTGCGCATAATGAAGAAGTACCAAGACACGCCCTTTGCCGGGACGGGCGGGAAAGTGTTCAAGATGTGTACCCTCACCAATGCGGACATATTGCTGAAAAAGATAGCCAAGAAAGCCGGGATAGACAAACGGCTGACCTACCACATGAGCCGCCACAGCTTTGCGACCCTTTGCCTCTCAATGGGCGTACCCATTGAGACGGTCAGCAAGATGCTGGGACACCAAAGCATAGACACCACCCGCATTTATGCGAAGATAACCCGTACCAAACTGAACGAGGACATGACAAGCCTTGCCGGGCGTATCAAAGGCAGGTACAGGCTTGCACGGCAGTAAGCCCATAAAAAAGCCAGCAACACAGTTTTCAAGAAAACGTGATTGCTGGCTTTCAATCAATCAAACAATAAATCAATAAATACAGAAAACAAGATTGAAATAAAACAACCTTTCAATCTTTCAAGAAAGCAAGACATCAATAAAACAAGATTTCATGTTTTCAAGATTTCATTTTCTGTAATGCCTTTCCAGCAGGTCTAAAATCTCGCTTTCCCGGTAGATGATTTTTCCCGGAAGCTGCACGTAGCCCAGCAGCCCCGTGTCCCTGTAATCCTGCAACGTCCGTTTGCTGATGCAAAGCCGCCTGCACACCTCATCGCCCGTCAGGTAGTGTTCACCGTTCAATACCGGGCGATAGTTCATTACCACGTACTCCACGTTTTCCAATACCCTGTCGAGGGAGGAAAACAGTACCAGCGTGGTTTCGGAATCTTTCGTTATCAAATCCATACGCCTACTTTTTAGAATTGTCCCTTACTTGGTCGAGCAGAAAGGCTTCCACGTCCGAAGCCTTGTAGTAAATCTTGCCGTTTATCTGCGAGTAAGGCAGTTTTCCCGTATCACGGTAGGTCTGCATCGTCCGGGCTGAAACATTCAGCAAACGGCAGGTCTCGCAGTTATCCAGCCACTTGTCACGCTTCCTGCGTAAAGGCACGCAGAGCGCATCCACACGACCCACAAAATTTTCAAACCTCTGTTTCCATAGTTCAAACGCTTTCTTTTCAATCGTCACTATTTCCATAACCGATATATTTATTCTTGTCAATACTCCGTTTTTCTTCACTGGTGCAAATATATAAGGCTGAATAATAGGTCGTTCCCCTCTGTCCGAAAATGACCTTGCGTGTCCGAAAATGTCCACTGCCAACCCAAAAACAACATGAAAGAAACGAACCGATAACAAAAAAACTGTTTTTTCTCCACTCCCTAAATAAGTAAGGTAATGAACACAAAGCCGTTTTCTATTTGCCGACATTAATTTGGTGCAGAGCGAAGCAAAGCGATTCCAAACGGCTGACGCTTTGTTTTTTACCGATTTTTCTTATTTTATTTGTGGTGCTAATTCAAAAAATAAGCACTTATGAACAATCCTTTCGAAGAAATTTTCAAACGGCTGGAGAACATCGAAAAGATGATTGCCCCGGTCACGGGCGCACAGCCCGAAGAACGGCAGGACGGAAAAGAGCCTGTGTTAGTCAAAATATCCGTTGCCAGCGGCATAACCGGGTATTCGGTCAATTACCTGTATCATTTAGCCAGTAAGGGGATGATACCGTGTGTCAAGCGTGGGCGTACCCTGCGTTTTGACATGGAGGAACTCAAAAAGTGGATGCAGCAGCAGTATGTCCCGGCTTCTAACAGACTTCCCGATGAAAAAGAAAAGAAGTGATGATGCACGGCATATCGAGGGCTGGCAATCAAAGAACGAGCGCATCGAAAGCCTGTTGAACGTCCTGTACGATTTCCGGTTCAACACCGTAAAGAGCCGGACGGAATACCGGGCTGCGGATTCTTCGGGCTTGTACCAGCCCGTTACGAAATTCGTTCTGAACTCGTTTAGGCGCAGGCTGGACGCGACCGCCGGTATCGTCACCTCTGCCGAGAACATCCGTACCATACTGGAAAGCGATTTCGCAAGAAAGGTACATCCCATACGGGAATACTTCAACGCCCTGCCCTTACTGAATCCTGCCGAACACGGGCATATCGGCAGGCTTCTGAACACGGTACAGGTAGCCAACCCTGGCAAATGGGAGGAATATTTCACGAAATGGCTTGTCGGTGTGGTAGCCAACGCCATGAACGACACGGGGTGTCAGAACCATACTTGTTTGGTGCTGACCGGGGACAGGCAGGGGCAGTTCAAATCGTGGTGGCTGGACAACCTTTGCCCGACACCGCTTAAGAACTACCTGTTCACCGGGAAGATAGACCCGCAGGGCAAAGACATCCTGACACTGATAGCCGAATACCTGTTCATCAACATTGACGACCAGCTAAAGGAACTCAACAAGCAGAACGAGAACGCATTGAAGAACCTTATCACCACCCCGGCGGTGAAGTACCGCAGACCGTATGATGTTTACATAGAGGAATACCCCCACCTCGCCAGCTTCATGGCTTCGGTGAACGGCAACGAGTTCCTGACCGACCCGACAGGCAGCAGGCGTTTTTTGCCGTTCGAGGTACTGCACATAGACAAGCCCACGGCAGAAAGTATTCACATGGATAACGTCTATTCCGAAATCATGTACCTGTACCGTCAGGGTGTACGCTACTGGTTCAATGATGCGGAGATTGAAGAACTGCACCTGACAAATGCGGAATTTGAGGTGCAGACAATCGAGT